ATTTGTTGCTCATCATAATTTCTGCGTTTTGATTACCTTACAAAAGTACACAAATTTTCTTAACTGAAAAATTTAATTAACAATTTGAGCAAAAATAAATGTAATTTATAATGATTCTAAATAAGATTATCAGGTCTTGGCGGGATAAAACGGGATAATTAATGTCTAAAGAATGTCTAAAAAATGTCTAAAATTAGGCATAAAAAAACCCCTCTTGTGAAGGGGTTAGGGGTGACTTGCTAACTGTTCTAATGGTAAGTATGCGAGTACTGTTAATCAAATCTTATTTCGTTAACACGTTTTATATATATGTTAACACAAAGGGTTATTTCTTATTGAAACGATTTACAATGAATTTGGATGCCAACTTAGCAACTGCTTTAAGGAAGCCATTTTCTGACTCTACCTCTACCTTGGTACCAGTCTCATCCTTAGTGATGTGTACATCAACCTTTTTACCATCATACTTGAGGTCATGGTTAGTGCCATCTTTGTGATACTCAATCTCTGCCTTGTTAGTCTCAATGATTAGATCAACTTTCTTAGGTCTGCCTACTTTCTTTGCCATGTTAAAATTCGTTTATTAGTGCGATTGTTACTCTTGCATAGTCTTTAGCCATCTTGACCATGCGCTCATAGTCTGGGTTGTTATTAAGGACCAGGCATCCCTCTGACCATCCTCCTATCTTAGTTGCCACCTGTTGGCTGCCCTTGTTATAAGTTGCTCCATGTATATTCATAAAGATAATGTTATCCATTAGCTTGGTAGTGGGGTTAGTCTTACCATCTGTGGTGTAGTCTCTACGATATGGGACCTTAGCAACCTGCCTAAGAGCTTCCATCTTACCCTTATGAAGTCCATAAGCATAGGCATCATAGTTCCAACGGTCAGCTTCCATGACAGCAGTACCCTTGTTACCCTTGTTAGTGGTGCAAGAGGTCACGAATTGAAAGTCTGAGCCTATCCAGGTATATACTTTGTCATCAAACACATCATTTGCATCCTCATTTGATCGCACGAATAGTAGCCACATGCCAGATGGGATGTTCTTATAGGTAGGAAGTGACTTGACTCTTGCAAGTAGTTCCTTATCTGTGTAGCTTTTAACGTTGCTCATTGCTTTCTACTGTTAATTGTGATAGTGTAGCCGCCACAGTGCCCACTGTAATAGCGTAGGATGCAACGGTTACTACTGCAACGGGTAAAGTTATAGGTGCAGTCACGATAACGCCTGCAATGGCTCCTATTGTGATTGCTATTTTCTGCACTCTCTTCCAAAACTTAGGAGTAGGAGCGGACCATCTTTGTGCTATGCTCATCTTGTTAGTTGTACTTCTATTAATTTCTTTACTGACTGAGTTAACTCACTGATTTGTTCTGCCAGGTGCTTGATCTCAAGCTGAGTCATTTTTTCAATGGCTTCATACTTAAACCTGGACTCATTGTCTACCAGTTCAATCTTACCTTTGAGCCTACCTTGAGTCTCAATTATTCTCTTCTGCTCTTCTGCTAATGCTTTGATGTCTGAGTGCACCCCTTTAAGAAAGTATGCTACACCCGAAATGAGTATTGTTATTATTGTGAAGGCTATTTCATTAAAGTCCATTACAGTATCAGTATTGAGTTATTATATCCGTTCTCTCTCATCCCACCACATGGGCATCCACTATGGCATACACCCACACAATCACAGATGCATCTATCTATCATAGGTCTAAGGTCAGTATCTCTGTTGGCAGGGTCAGTGAACTCAGGGAACAAGTCTCTGTTAGCTACTAAGTACCTGATCAAACGTTGCTCAAAGAATGAAGCCTTCTGTGCGTAGTGCTCCATGCCAAAGGCAACCTCTGAACGTCCTACAGATGCAGAGAAATCTCCGAACTGAGTCTGCAATCCTTTGTTCTTAAGTTGGTAAGTCAATCCAAACACCGCATCCTCTGCACTCCTCCATGCTATCACTGGCTGTATGAAGCCTACAAGGGTCTCCTCATCTGGGTTCAATGACTGAGCGTTGTACTCAGTCAACATGTGGTTGTAGAACAACGTACCCAGGATAGGCATTACTCTAAGCTGGGCTTGTGTTGCTATATATGGAGTCACATCCGTTACATCAACATTCGCTGTGATAGGTGTGTTAGTTTTTAGATAGGTCTCTGTTATAAAGTAGTTCATATTACAGGTGTTTCAGTTGGTATGATGTCGCCACCTTCAATAGGAGGTAAGGATGCCAGGGCTCTGACCTCGTTTGGAGTCATTGCATTCAATACTTTAGTTGCTACCAATGGACTCAATGAGTTAATGGCATCAGATGTCTTGGATGCATCACCCTCTATCTCTACGATAGTCTCATTGATTATCTGGAAGTTGTTGATCATATACTTACCTGGTATCTTAGCTATCAATAGAAGCTCATTTACGATGTTCTGTACCTCGTTTCTCAATGGCATTACTACATTTTTCTCAAATACAACATAAGCCTGCTTGATGTCAGCACCGCCACCAAGTGAGCCAGTGGTACGTACACCCATAAGGATAGGGTCAATTGTATGTGAAAAGCATATCTGCTCAGTGTTGAGTGCAGATGCCTCATGGAAGAGCTTATCATTGTTATTTACGGGTAGAGCTTCAATCTTTGGTAGTTGGTCTGAGTTGTTAGCAAAGAATGCAACAGCTTTACCTGCGTTAGCAGCTCCTTTCAACCTGTCAATGGTGTTCTTAATCATTGACTTCTCCTCCTCTGTCTGTGGTCTCTTAGGGAACATCATAGCAAAGGATGGAAATATTGAGTTTTGGATGTTAGCCTTAGCAAAGTAGCTCAACTCACCAGATAAAAAAGCAAAGTTTAAAGCAGAAGTATATTGAGGTAACGGATACCACTCCTGCCCAAGCGTCATTAACTCATAACAGTATAACTGCTCCAAGTCAGTGCAGGTAGGATGATATTTCTTGATAGGCATAACATCAATACGAGCACTCCAGTCATCACAAAGGAAGTATGTTATCTTATCCCTTGCCACTCTGACCTTCTCAGGTGATACATTCTCAATCTTATATAGATCACCTTTCTTATTGTAGCATAACTTAAAGTAAACTCTATGGTGTACTATCAATTGCTGAGTAAGTGCCTTATCAACCTTGCCTAATTTAATCTTTTTTTCAAAGGTGTACAGCTTGAGCTTGTCATCATTGGACATTTTCTCAGTCTCAAGGGTGTATCCTCCACCTATCACCGCGTTGGTCTTGAAGTCTACTATAGCACCATGTAAAGGTGAGGTGTAGTAAAGCTGATTAAGTAGCTCAGGGAACTGATTATCCTGACCAAACGGGATGTAACCTGCCACCTGGTATCTACCATTGACATAAGGCAAAGATAAGTTTGCACCTCCTACCTTCTGGAAGGGTGTACTGAATGATTGATATCCTTCTATTACCTCATGTCCTTGAGGCTTACTGCCTACGAATCTACTATACCATGCCATTAGTCATATATTGAATTAATTACTACTCCTGCCACAACAAGTCTACCCTCTTCAATCATGGTCAAGCCAGTTGGGTCAAGGGTGGGTGTTGAGCTCTGATACACCTTGTATCTATACTGACCCTTCACGAAGTCAATATCTGTAGGCTCATCTATTGTGAACAGGTTATATCTTGATGTCCAGGATGAGGTGTCAGTACCTTCCCAGTAGATTGGGCTGGATGTAGTGTTGAACTCATCCTCAAACTCAAATAAATAGTAAGGGTTCGGTATAGTCGTGACCTCTGTAAGAGTCAACACAAAGCTATTAACCTGACCTTTCTCAAGATATATCATACCTATATTGTATTACGTGTGAGTAATAATTAAAAAAGCCCCACCGAAGTGAGGCTCTCTGCTAAATTAATCTATGGCAGATTAAACTGTAGGCTCAGTGATAGGACCAAGAATAGCCTCATCAATTGTGTATGCCAAAGCTTCGTTCTCTGCTATCAGTGTAACGGAATATTTACTTCCATCTGCACGAGCTGTCCCAGAACCTTCACCCGTTGCAGATAACTGCAAGAATGGGAAGTACCACCAAATGCCATTAGCATCTAATAATAAGCCTGTAAGGTACTGTTGACCAGCAGCTAAGATTTGAATAGCTCTTGACTTCTCTTGTTGACGTCTATGAAACATCAAGTTGATAGTCTGAGTAACGTAGCTTGAGCCATTAATTAAGTCAATTGCAGACTCCTCTGTGAAAGATGAAGTGTTGCGTTTGAACTCAAGCTCAATGAAAGGAATTAAAGGGTCAACCAATGTGATACCATCTACCTGCCACATTGTGCCAGTCTCATCTGTAGAGATAGAGTCGATGTTGTCTTGTTGACCGATAAAGAATCTGTAGATACCACCTGAGTTGTTATCACAACTCTTTAAGAT